TATACGTAAGGGGTGACGGCGCCCCCCCGAAGGTCGATTGCAGAAAAATGATAGTATATCCTGGATTAGTTAACATAATATTGATTATGCGAATAAATAATAATATATAAGTCATTGATTTTATTACATATATGATAGTATAAGCGCTTGCTAATATAGATATGCCTATTATTTCTATAGATATGCCTATTATTTCTATATATATGACTGGTTTATTTGTGTATTGGTGTTGTTTGTAATCATATATATAGGGGATTAAAAATATACCCTTAATAATCCCATTATAAGTAATAGATCTAATATATATATTGACTATATAGTTATATCTAGTATTATATAGATGTAAGTTAAACAAAAGAAGGGTAAAACAATGATACATTATATAAGCGAGGTAAAAAGGGTGTTTGATATTTGCGATATATTACAACCTAAATATAATATAAAGGATGGTTATATGTATATGTATTCGAATGATAACAGACATTCTTTTAAACATAGGACAACACGTAAAACTATAGAAATAACAGCGAATATTGAGGTGTTAAATTATGAATCCAATTAAAAGAATATTAAAAGATAAAACAATATTTAAATATCAAGGATATATTAATATTAAGAATAAACATATTTTATATATGCTACATAATTGGTTGTATATTCATTTAGATATTATAGAAATTATCGCTGATATAGATATAGAAAATTTATGCAATATATTAGCGCTGGAATCAATAAAAGATATTAAACATTACGAATATATTTAAAGGGGGTTTTTAAAATGTATGATTATATAGCAATAGGTGTTGATACAAATGGATATAATGATATTGATGAAGATATTAGAGTATTTGAAGCTGATAGTGATGATGAAGCTAGGCATCATATAATTAATTATTATGATAGTAGTCTGCAATGGTCATTTGTTAGCAGCAAAACTGTTAGTTTAAATAAGATGCTAATTGTATGTTCAAAACTGTTAGAAGGCAGAGATCCAAAATTTCTGCATAGATTCACAAATAATTTAATTAATAAAGGGGTTTAATTATGGATTATAAAAAAGAAGAAATAAAACAATATTTTCTAGATTTTATAGAAGATAACAAAGGTAATGATAATTGGCTTGAAGATAATATAGACGATTTACACCATCACTGTTTTAATACTGATTATTATATTATTGGTAGATATAAAGCTAAACAATGGCTAGATAATGAAGTATTCAATATTATTGAATTTATCAAAGATTATGAGATGTCTAATTTTGGTGAAGTATATACAGATTTTTCAGATCCTGAAAGAATTGTTAATATGTACACTTATATATTAGGTGAAGAAATTGTAAATAATTGGATTAGTGAAAATTACTATCCAGAATCAAATATATTATATATGGGGTAAATTATGAATAAAAACAATCAAATTAATAAATGTATTTTTGCTATATTGGAAATAATAGGATCTATTATATTTTTTACATGTCTAATCTTTATGTGTGTATTTATATTAGCATTATAATAGTTTTCATTGATAGCCATAACGGCTATATCCTAAGCGGTACAAATACCGCGCTTTTAGCCCTTAGAAATGAGGGCTTTTTTTTATCTTATATATTTGATGTACTTATATTCTAATATTCTAATAAATTTATATATTTTATGATTTTTGTTTTGATGATAGTACACATGGGGGGAACGGTTTTAATTGGTTCAACATATCTCATAACATAGCATGGCACAAGGAACGCATGTATTCACTTACAGTGAATATACACATGCGGACTTGCTGAAGTGCAAATTTGCTATCCTTCCTTGTCAATGCGGTTCACAAGCCTATTCGTATAAGGGGTGATGCGATGTTGCGATGTTGATGCGATGTTGAACACAGCACCGCATATAAGCAAATGCTTATGATGCTAAGCTGAACTAATAAACTATATATTTCTATTGACACTAGATTAAACTAGATGTAGCATTGAGGGGTAACATAAATTAAATAGAGGGGTACTCTAAATGCTAACAGCAATAGAAATATATTTAGATTATGTGGATAACTGGTTAACCATTAAATCAATGGCAGATTCATCTTATTATGGTAGTTATGGATTAGAAGATGAAAATGTACTTAAAGAATTAATTAATGAGGGTAGAATTGCCTTTAATTGGAAATTTCACATAGGTACTATGAAATGAATCCAATATTATTTATAAAACTAGCAATATTAATCCTGATCCCTGTAGTTGTAATCGCTATGGGGGTTGTACTTTTAATCAATCAATGAGGGGGAAACGATGAAAGAATATAAAGGGTGGGAAGTAGAATGTTTAGCTGATTTAAACATTCCTAGTAAATGGGAAGATGTATCATACCACAATGACGCTTGTCCGTCTTATAGATATAACGGTTTTCAAATATGGATAGCTGAAAAGGATAAAAAACTAAGAGAAATAGGCGAAGATTCAGACCGTTTTTGTGTAACACATTATAATTATTATGGTGATGGGTATGTTAACAAACCATTTAATAATTTTAATCAAGTTATTAATTATGTATCTAATAATTTTGGCGCATTTATTTACATTTATAAATAGGGGGAACGATGCCAATTAAATCACTACAAAATATAATCTACACCCTGTTTGAGCAAGCAAAGTTAGACGATCCAGGCAATGGGGAACTGTACGATCAAGCCTACAAGCAGATCAGTAACATATTATCAGGTGTAGAGTGGGGGGAACGTGAACGAAGAAGATTATAAAGGCGCAGTCTACAGTATCCTTCCTATTAGGGTGTGTAAGTTGGGTAAGAAACTCAGTAAGGGGGAACTGTTAACCTTTATATCTATGTGTACGTTTAGCAACCGACAAGGGTTATTGTTTGCAACGTGTGAATCTATTGGTATGAGATCAGGGCAAGACAAGAACACCGTTGCGAATAACATGGACAAGTTAAAGAAGTTAGGCTTGATGCGAGATTTGGAAAAGAAATTTCAAAAAGGACAGCTATCCAAGTGGAAAACAGGCAGACGACAAGTATTGTATTTGGGGGGTGGCAGAGATGAAGTGCCGAACCACGAGGAACTACCAGTAGTAGCCTTTAACAAGATGGATAGACAACATTTGAAAGAACATATTGAACAAGCAGAGCAAGAGGTCAGTATCAAACAAGAACCTGTGGATATGCAGTATCTATCGGTGTTGAATACCGCAGTGTCATCCGCATTGGGACAGCCAGTGCAATACAGCCACCAAGAGTACGAAAAATATATGAGGGAAAACGACATCAAGGTTACATTCGAGCAAGTATTCCCCAAAGCACGAGCTTTTATACAGCAATACAAACGAGTACCAAAACTACATGAAATTATGGGGGAACTATGAGCTTATACATATCAGAAATAGACCGAACCGCACTGGAACGCACCAACATGGGCAAGGAAGTTTTGCAACAGCTATCCAGGACTGAAGATAAGTACATGGAGTTACTAAAGTACGGCAGGGCGAGGGTGATGTCGGTGTTAGAGGTAAGTTTGTACACCAAAATTAAGAAACAAGAGGATGTAACGTGTCGTAACTTGACAGAATTCTTAATCAGACCGAAACACGTACCCAAAAGGGATGCGTTGATGACAAGTTTGAAGGCTTTATACAAAGGTTATGATATTGTAATTGCGAAAGCATTGGAGTCAGGACTGGAACGCATTGACATTGATTTCTTTTCCATTACCAAAGACAACGGTGATGAAATCATGGTGGTACCAGACCGCAACACCAAGACATTAATGGAACAAGAGTATCAGGGTAAGTCGGTGTTAATCTACACCATGCAAGAGCTGTGTACGTTAATCAGTAACGATGAAGTGCAGTACGCCATGAAAAAAAAGTTTAAAGCAACAGCGCAAGAGTTTGACGGCGAGGAAATACCATTTTGAAACAGAAAATAAATAAAGAATTGAATTTAGAAATAGATTTGTTTGGTTGTACCGAAGATGAATTTATCTATTTTTACTTAGGCTTGAGTTATGAGGTCAAGAAACGATTGTCCAATGCTTTTTATCAAGGCTTTACGAGCAAGGCAATCAAAAACAAACGCCCTTTTTTAACACACAAGACAGACATTGGTTACACCGTACTGGAGATCAATCCACTGGATGTGTATGAGAATAGGGATTACATACAAACTATATTGAGAAAAGGAAAAGCATGAAATTGCCAAAAGATGACACACACATGGACAGCGTGCAACTGAACATCGTTGTACCAAAGGGCTTGCGTGAAGATTATAAGATGGCGTGCGACTTTAGAAGGATCAGTCAGCGCCAACAGATAATATTTTTGATGCAAGATTTTATAGATGAAATTTTAAAAGAGAGGGAGCAGTTATGATTGATGTATACAAGATAATATTACAGCAATACCGCACCAAACTAGCGGAACTCAACATGAGTTTACAGCTAAGTGAATTGCGTGACGGCAGTGATATGAACAGCAACATGCAAGAAATAATACAAGACATTGTGCATACAAAATTGTATATTGCAGAATTGCAACAAATTTTAGATACGTTTGAAGCGAAACAAAACACAACAGAGGGGAAAGAAGATGCTAAATGATTTTGGAATGGAAGGTGGGAGTCAATTCCCAAACATACTTACGTTTAATGCCAACACTGGTCAATGGAAGTTAAGACGTGATGGTGAAACCAATGTAATTGATATGCCAAGTAAGGTTGTTATGGACTTAGCGGTCATGCAAAAGGGGTGGAATCTAATATTAAAAGGTCAAGCACCACAATCACAAATGGTTAAGCACGACAAGCCATTTCCCGTGAAACCTGGTGATGAATTTAAGAAAACATTTTGCATCAGATTGTTTGCCAAAGACATAGGACTATGTGAGTTTGGTTCCAACAGTGGTATGGTCGGACAAGCAGTACAAAAATTCTTCAACAGTTACTTAGAAGGCAGACCTGATGACAAACAGATACCAGTTGTAGCTATCAAAGAAAACGGTAACGCAGGTGAATGGTTTGTACCTCAGTTTGAAGTGATTAAATACGTGGACAGACCTGAAGGTTTACCTGAAATAAACGTAACCGAAACAACAGATCTATCAATGCCAGGCAAACCTAACGAGAATCAGTTTGATGATATAGATGTACCACCACACATGGATGACAGGTTAGGAAAAGGCGATAAAAGAAAAAAAGCGATACCTTACACCAAAGCTGAAGTGGATGCCGAGATGGCGAAATTAGATGCTATGTTAGATACAGATGACGATGAATTCTAATGATATCAATTGGAAGGACTACATTCTACCAGTAGCCCAAGATATATTTGGTGAGCCGACGAGTCAAAGCAATGACATGATAAGGTTTGGTGCCAAAGGATCTAAGGTAATCAACATCAACAGTGGTACGTTTTACGATCACGAGAATGGTGTTGGTGGTGGATGTGTTGACTTATTACGACATTATTACCCTGATGAAAAACCCATCAGTGTATTGCAAGAACGGTATGGACTGGAGCAGAACCCCCAAAACGCTAGTACCCCACCTGCCCAGTCTGTACTCTTGGCACAGTACGATTACACCGATGAAAAAGGTAGAGTGTTGTATCAGAAGTTACGCATGGAACCCAAAGACTTTCGTTGGAAATCAGACAAAGGTTACACGCTGAATGGTGTAGAGCGTGTACCTTATGCGTTACACGAGTTAACCAAAGCAGGCAATAAGTTTATCTTTTTATGTGAGGGTGAAAAAGATGCCGACACCATGAGGATGCGTGGCTTAATTGCAACAACCTTCGGTGGTGCCAGTGATATGCCTGATGAATGTATGCCGTATTTCAAAGACAAACGTGTTTTTATCGTGGGAGATCACGACAAGGCAGGGATGAAACGAGTACGTGAATTGTATGGCAAACTAAAACCCATAGCCAAAGTGGTCAAACACTGTTGGCTTGAAGGTCAGGGTGAACATTGCAATGATATTACCGACTGGTTTGAATCAGGACACACGGTGGAAACGTTAAAACAATTGGTCAAAAAATGTCCAGAAAATTATGAGGAGATGGAGCTAGAACCTAATTACCGATTCATGTCCTACGATGATATTATGACCATGCAACCGCCTAAATTTTTAGTGGATGGTTTTCTGCAAGAGAATAGTTTGGCAATGATCTGGGGACACAGTGGTAGTTACAAGTCATTTGTTGCCTTAGACTTTGCTTTGTGTATTGCAACAGGCAAAGACTTTCATGGTAGCAGGGTCAGTCCAGGTACTGTATTGTATGTAGCAGCTGAAGGTTCCAGTGGTTTTAAGAATAGAACCACAGCATGGTATGAACATTACCAGAAAAAGATTGATAACTTTTACTTGATACCAATGGCATTGGATATCAATGAAGAAAGAACGATTGACGATCTGCTGATGGATGTAAGTATGTACCGATTGCAACCAAAGCTACTGATAATTGACACCTTGGCACGTTGCTCGGCTGGCAGTGAAGAAAACAGCGCAACTGAAATGTCTAAGATTATTAATAACTTAGATAAGTTTCGTGAAGCCACAGGTGCAACATGTATGATTGTGCATCACTCAGGTAAGTCAGGCAGTCAGTATCGTGGATCATCAGCTATCTATGCTGCGATGGACACATCCATACAAGTAGCTAAGGATGATTTATTTTGCACGTTGACCTCAGACAAGATGAAAGATTGTGAACCGTTTGAACAAATGCAATTTGAAATGCAGAAGATAGATTTTTTAGGTGGACAATCGTTGGTAGCAACGATCGATCAGAATCCAAGTCGCATGAACAAACACCAAGAGTTGTTAGATTTAATAGCTAAGATGTTATTGAATGGTGATAGCAGTAGTCATGCTGACGTACCTAAAGGACAACTTACAGTTACACGTAGTGATTTACGAGAGCAAGCATTGGAATTGTTTGATGGGTTAGGCAGTACCAAAGCTAAAAATTTTAGTAAAGTATTAGAAAAATTAATGGCAGACAACAAGGTATTATTTGCAGGATCAGCCAAAGGCAAACAATATTTATGGTTGCCAAAACAACAAGAAGAAAACACCAACCAATTTTAAGGAAAAATTATGAAAAAAATTAACGACAAAGGTTTCGGCAAGCTATCACCTGATGACATGTTGAGCGCTTCACAGATTCCTTACCTATTTAGTACACCTCACACAGTGCTACAACAAATAAGAGATGTAAGAGCAGGTGCATACCAACGACCAGAGTACAGTGATAAAATGGAAGAGCGTATGGCAATGGGCAACATACTGGAAGGTACCATCAACGAGCTAACCAAAGAAGCATTAGAGATGGACATTGCTTACCCTGTAACTGAAGTAATGAGCAAAGAGTTAGGCTTAGATTCAAACAACAAACCGTATGATTTATACGCAAGTTTGGATGCCATTGCTTACATACAAAAAGCAACCACGATTGTACCGATTGAAGGTAAAGTATACACACCACAAGATGAACTGATACAAAATGTGGTAGGTAAGATGGTTGTGGAGTATAAAAATATGCAAGGTCGACCTTACGATTCAGTCAATGACTTGAGGTTAGAGCCGTATGGTCGTGGCTATCTACAAGCTGAATGTCAAGCCTGGATTGCGGATGCAGATTATTTATGTGTGTCTATTTTATTTAACGGTAACGATCACCGTTGTTATGTGATGCCAACCAGTGACTTCATACAAACTGAAATTGTTAAGAAAGCACACGAATTTTATCAGCACTTAGACGATGGTACTTTGTACGATCCTATTGACATTGAAACCATGGCAGCTAAATACAATCGTGTTAACTACAATGAAACAGTACAGTTAGATGATGAGTTATCAAAAGTCATTAACTTGTATCAAACAATGGAAAGAGAGAAGAAAGAACTAGAAGAAGGAATGAAAGGATTACAAATGCAAATGATTGAAGCGTTGGCTGACAATGAGATTGGACAAGTTAATACCAACCAAGGACTGATACAGTTAGAGCGCAAGGTACGTAACTACAAGGCGCAACCTGAGAAGTTTGTAGCAGCTAAAGAAGCTAGAAGTATTAGAGCTAAGACGGTTACGATTAAGAATCTTTTGGAGTATTAGTATGCGAGTTCTTGTAGCATGTGAATATTCTGGTGTAGTTAGAGATGCTTTTGCCAACCAAGGGCATGATGCTTGGAGTTGTGATACATTGCCTAGCGAAGCAGCAGGTAACCACATTCAAGATGATGTATTAAATCATTTAGATAAAGACTGGGATTTAATGATAGCTCATCCACCATGTACTAGGCTTTGCAATAGTGGAGTAAGATGGTTACATAAAAGAAATTTATGGAAAGATTTAGATAAAGCTGCTGTTTTTTTTACAAAACTATTGCATGCTGATATACCTAAGATTGCTGTTGAGAATCCTATTCCACATAAATATGCTGTTGAAAGAATAGGGAGAAAGTATGATCAAATAATACAGCCATGGCAGTTTGGACATGGTGAAACTAAAGCAACTTGTTTGTGGTTAAAAAATTTACCAAGGTTACAACCTACTAATATTGTAGAGGGTAGAGAACAAAGATTACATCGTTTGCCACCCTCTAAAGATAGAGCAAAACTAAGAAGCAAAACTTATATTGGTATAGCCGAAGCTATGGCTGATCAATTTGACAATTCTTAATAAAAAATTCTGCATCAATCACGACTAAGGGCTTCTTGTTATTCTTCTTCATTACAACAAGAGGTTCGTAGTCACCGCAGTTAGCCTTGGCTTGTTCGTAGGCTTCCCAAACATTTAACTTCTCTACATTCTTACACTCGATAGAGTAAGGAAACTTTTGTCTAGCAGCACGAGCCATGATGAGATCCTCACCACCTGCACCCATACTCCTGGACTCTATGTCTTCTGGATGCACATCAAGTAAGTCAATGAGTTTATCTCGCACCCATTGCTGTAACTTTCTACCCTTTGCTTTTGCTGACTGTGGTCGCATAAATATTTTTGTGTTGTTCTGCCATGATTGATGATAGTATATGATCTTTCTCGCCGTATACTACAGCAGCAGTTATGAGTTTTTTTATTTCATTAGACTTATCATCAAACCACTCGTTCGATTGCTGTCTGTACTTACGGTAGAGTTGATGACAAGCATTTTCATTAAATGTTTTTGATTCTAATCTAATGCCAATCAGTCTAACCCCTTCAGTTGATACTGTTAGTTCTTTGATGCGAGCCATCCAATCCGTAGACTTACCAATCTTTATCTGCCCTGATTTATTTTCTAAAAAATATACGTAAGATGGATGACGATGGATCTCAAACACTTCATCGTAATTTTTGTCTTGGTCTATTACTTCTGTTTGTATTTGCAATGCTTTTTTCCTTGCTTGTTTAATTGTCATGCCTGGATAGTATCCAAACACTTTTGATTTATGTACTCGCCTTTTAGAATAGTCGTATGCCCATGAGTGCATACCTTTCTTTGAGAAACAACACAACAAACAACTAACTTTAGTATCACGAATGTAGATTGACTTCCTACCTACCATATCTGGGTTCCAATTCTGTAGGTAATCATCGGTAATCATCACCAGACGGTCTTGTTTGAGCTTATTCGACATTTAATAACTTTCCCTTGCCTTACCCATACCACCCTCCTTTACGTCTGCATATAAGCCTGTAAGACGCTAAGTTTTTTTGTTATTACTGGCAAAACTACGTGCAGCTTCCACCGATCCAAATCCCCAGGCTTTAAGTGCCAATGCTTTACGAGTTGGTCTACCCTTCTCATCTTTCATCGGTCCTTTCATCCCAGCAAAGCGTGCAGCAAATGATACACGTCTTGGATTCGTACCAGATTTAACTGGAGCTTTCAAGTTTGCACCTTCAGTTCGTTTAAAATGTTTACGACCTGCTGCGTTCAACCCACCCTTTGGATTCTGATGTTTCTTTAATGTCATTTCTTTTTCCTTGCCATCATTCTTGCGTAAGCTCGTTTACTTGGATCACCTTTTCGTTTACGAGGTTCAGCACGATTCTTAGATTTATTTTGATGTACGAGATTACTAGGACTATTGTTCATTGGGTTGTTATCTTTGTGAGCTACGTCTTTTCCTGGAACATCACCCATCATACGATTAGCTTTGTTTCGAGCAGTACGTCTTTTAACCTGTTTAGGTTTACTGTGATACAGTGCGTATTCTCTTTTGTAATCTCTCATAGTAATATGATAATTATTAATCCTAACAATACAAGGTTAATAATACGACAGTGTTGATTGTGTTTCTTGACTGTCCATTTAAATTTTTCTCTAAGCATTTGATATAACATGTTATACCTCCGTTAGTTCAAAGTGTGGTCCATCTTTTAGTTTGGTCCAAGTACCACCCCATATGTAACTTGTGTTAGTTAATGCAGCGGCTCTTGCAAATGCAAGATTGATTTCTTCATAGTGTTTAAAATCCCAGCTTACTCCACCATCTACCCAAGCATACACATCTACCGCTAATCCTTTGAGATGCTTTGAGTTTAGTGTTAATGACTTGCCTTGATCAAACAACAACTGTTGTCTTTCTTTGGTTCGCATCCCTTCACTGATTCCAAAGTCAATGGTAGATAAACCAATAGCAGCTCTAACCAACTCTTGCATGTATGGATGCACACCTTCAAGTTTTGCTTGTGATTTTTTAGATAGTTTGTACATTATTTGGTAAATTTTCCTATGCTTTTTAACCCAAAGCTAGCGCCAATAGAAGCCATCACAGACCATTGTAACCAATCTGGAAATGTAGCTAAAAATTCTATACCTTTTGCAACGTGAGGTTGAAAGTATGGAATGAAACTTAAAATTATTATAGCAATAAAACAAATAGTCCAGGCTTCATCTTTCCATGAATCATCACTTGCTTTAGCCATAGCAGTTTCCCACTCAATTTTACCTTCTGCGACTTTTTTTTGCACAGCAACTTTAGCATCTATTTCTGCAATCTTTAAATTACTTTTAGCAACAGACTGTTTGCTTTTGTTATCCAGATATTGTGTAGCTATCTTGCTTACGCCTGAAAAAATCATTCCAATCATTTTACTTTCTCCAGAATGGTATCCAGTTTATCACTGTTCTTTTGTACTTGTAATTTTATGTATTCTAATTCTACTTTTAGGCGTGTAACATCTTCGATCTTTTCTGTCATTTTTTCTTGTGTTTCTTCTACTGCATACAAGCGATTCATACTAGCACCCCAAGCAACACCAACTAATATTAACATGGGTAATACTTGCGTTGTAATTTTTGAATCTAAATTAATCATTTGCCTAATGGGTTATCATTAATAATATCGTACACTTTGCCAATTTCTCTTTCCATCCAACCAGCTAACTCATCTTCTATATCTTTCATTTCTACATCAAGTTTATCTATATTACTATAAACCTCTTTGATAGAATCGTTATTAAATTGTACTCGTTCTTCCACAGTGGTAAGTCTATCGTTCAATGTTCCAGTATCGCTACTAGCTATATTACCTTCCATAGCTACTAAACGTGTGCTTAGGTCTGACATCCACCATACGAAGCCACCTGCTGTTGGCACTACTGATAAGACTATCGTAAGTAGCACTGCTGGTGAAAGCACCAATGTCTTGCTCATATATCATCTCCTGTGTCAGCGACACTGTTTCCTGAATTGTAATTGTTTCAGGTATCATTTGCAAATAGACCATACTGGCAATGTTTACTTTCCCCAAGGGATCAGCATCAATACTAGGTTCTTTACTGTCAGCCACAGGCTTGTTGACTTTGGCAACGGTTTTGGATTGTGGTTTTTCTTCACCCTTTTCTGTGGTGGTTTCTTTGGTGTTGCTGTCTTTTTTCTTTTCGCTAGTATTTTCTTTTTGGCTATTGTCTGGCTCATTTAATTTCTCCTCTGCATCAGCAAGGTCTTGTTCAACGTTAGGTTCTTTTAATTCTTCAGGTTGTTCTTCTATTTCAACTTCAGCGATTTCTTCAATGGGATCATTAACTTGTATTTCTTCTACAGCTTCTATCTCTGGCATATCTACAGGTACTTCAATATTCATTGATAGCTCTGGTACTTGTGGTATTTCAGGTATGTTCATAGCTACAGGATCTAAGATAATATCATTGATTACTTCTGCTTCTAAAGATAAGCCTTTTATAACTTCAGGTTCAATTTCTACAATTGGTTCTATAACTTCAGGTTTGATTTCTACAATTGGTTCTATAACTTCAGGTTTGATTTCTACAATTGGTTCTATAACCACTGGCACATGTTCTTCCAAACCTAACTGTAAATTTATATTATCTACAATAGGACCAAACTGCCCATCCCAATCACCTGTATCAATACCAGTCATACTGAAATCTATAGTTAAATTATTAGTTAACCAGGTATCTAATGTTTCTGTAGATAAGCTGTAATCTTGTGTACCATCGTTGTAATCCAACTCTTGTTGCAGGTATAAATTTTCCTGTGAAGTGCCATTAGATAATTGTATGACAGCTTGTACTTTATCGTAATCTGTACCTTGACTACACCAAGCGCCTGTTGCTTCGTTGTTACAACCCAATGCGGTAAACGATAAGTAAACATCTTTAACAACATAGTCAGATTCTAGATTAGTAATAGTCTGGGATATGGTTTTACCTAGATCGCCTGACCAACGTACCGATTGACATAGACCAGATTCAGAATAGCAGCTACCATCAAGTGAGATAAGATTAGGATCTTCCACAGTCCAACCTTCCAGTCCTGCATCAAAGTCTTTGTTAGTTAGCAGGTTGTCCGTAGTCGTTTGGTCTGCGTGGCTGGTTAACACCACCATTAACGACATCAAGACTGCCCACAACATTATTGTTTTCATCTATAACTCCAAGTTCTTTCCAACGTTCTAGTGCTTTATCACCAATCAAACCATCTACAGGGCAAGGTGATCCTGCATTTTTCATAGCTATGAAGATTTTGCGATCCTGGCACATAAGGCTGGTCGCACTTACTTTAAGACCAAGAGATGCAAGCATACGTGCATTTTTTAACATAACACAATTTGAATCTACCACATGTATACCAGTGCTTGCACTAAATAAACCAGTACCAATCGCACCACTTCTTACAACAACGCACACATCACTAGCACTACCAATAGATAAGCTAGGGCTTATTGCTGATGGTGGAGGTTGATCCTCATATTTAATAGTGGTTTGAGCTGCGTGTATGGTAGCTGTGTGTGTCATGACGATTACAAACACGATGATGTATAGCAGCTTGAACATACATTAATCTTCCAACTCTTGTGCTGTTGGTTGTGTTTCAGTAGGGTGATTCCATGAAGCAATGTAATCTTCACCGCCATCATTTTGTACAATTATATTTGTAACAAAATCTATGTCTGTTACACCTGACTTTAATGTTTTAATTTTTTCTACTAATGTTGCCATGTTAACTCCTTATATAAGTGCCTTGAAAAAATTTTAATTCTCCGCCAGCACCTGTATTTGTGCTTCCGCCACTATTTTGATAAACATATAATTCTACATAATCATCTGCATCTAAATAAATTAATGCTGATACACCAGTTTCCATACCAAAGCCAGTTACACCTGTGCCTTGCGCTCCTCTTTTATAACCACTACCATTTTTATAAATGTTTATAACACAAGCTCCTGATGTTGCTCCAAAATAAAGTCCACCACTTATCTGGTAGTATCCTGCAACTGTTGGTGTAAATCTATCACTAGCAAACTTACCATCTGTATCAAATTCTTCTGTATCAAATGTAAGTTTAGTCCAAGAAGCATTACCTATACTTTGTGCAGGACCATGAGCTGAAAATGCAGGACCAACAACATTAACACTAGATGTTACTGCTGGGATAGTTACTGTATTAGTTCCAGCAACTGCTGGTACAGTAATTGTTACATCACCCGAAGTGCTACCTTTTAATTTAATGCTACTCATTAGTCTGCCTCCGCTATGGTGTTACCGTCTATTGCTGCCCATTCTTGTATTGCTTGATAATCTGTGTTGTCTGTATTGATTGGCACAAGATATACTCTTGAACTGCTATCTATACAAATTACTTTATAATTACATAAAGTATCATTATAATCATTAACCATTTGCACACTTTGTATATTTTCTACATTCATAATTTATCCTATAATTCAGCTTCAAAACCTAAAAAAGATGAAGCATTATTAGATTTGATTCTACCACCATCTCCTTGTGTTCCTGATACATTTGCATTGCAATCTAATGCAACACCTGTATTACCAGCAGAAAAAGTTGCAGTAAAACTATTAAAAGTATCAAAAGCATTACCAGCAAATATACCATAAAAATCTGTTCCAGTTTCTTGAACAAGAGAAGGAGCAGTCCTCATTTCAGTTGGAAAATCAACATGGCAAGTTACTATTGTTGAGTTATAGTAAGCTCCATTTACAAAACTTTTATCATTACCACTAACTTTTCTATAAAAATATCTATAACATCTAAGCAAGTTATCACCAAACGATTCATGTTGAAATGGTGGTATGCTGTTAGCATCGAAAGTTCCTTGTTCTAATTGTACCCCAGCTAAAAAAACAAAATCAGTATTGGCTAAAGTACCTGTTGCAAACTCAATACTTAATGAAGTAACATTTGTAGCTACAGAAAAATTATGTACATACTGCACCCAATCAGCACTAGGTGAAACTGTAGCTGTTGAAGCTACTGAACCTGCAAATAATACAACCGAGTCTGCTGTGCTTGTACCTGTTCTTATTCTAATAATTACATCAACATCAGATTTATAATAAAAACTTAGAGATGCTGCTTTGCCTAGCAAAGGATAAAAATTTTTATATTCTATTTGTTGTCCTGTTTGAAAAAAACTAGAAGCACCTGAAGCTAACATTTTTTGCGAATTAATAAATCCAGTTGGAGCATCAGTATCTTGTGATACTGCAACATTTCCTGTTGTAGCAGATTGTTTTTTCCATCTATCTATTAAGTAAGCAGATGTACCATCAGCACTTGTTCCTCTTTGTGCAACCGCAAAATTACCATTGATGATAATAGGTTTAGCACTTCTTCTATCTAAGACTGCTGTGTTATCTGCTACTGTGCCATGTAATGTTAATGCCATTATTCACTCTCCAATGCTGTTATTCTTGCTTCAAGTTCTTGTATAGTTTTAACCAATAATGGTACAAGTTTGCTTTGGTCTATGCCTTGATAATCAGGATTGCCATCTTCATCGACTGCATCTTTAGCTCCTGTAATTGCTTCTGGCACTATACTTGATACTTCGTGTGCTATAAATCCATCAACTAATGTATTAGTATCATCATTTATAAAATTAAATCTAGCTGGTTTGAGTTGTTTTAATCTTGTGGTTGCATCCCATGTGTAATCTACATTTTCTTTTAGTCTATAGTCAGAAGATGTATTATAAGTAGTTGAACTTGCTCCTGTATAAATACTTCCTACAGCAGTTCCACCTACTCTATATGATTGCATTGTACCAGCACTTGCTCGATTTCCATAATTAACACCAGCAATATCCCATCGCCAAGATGTTTGACTTGTTGATAAATCTGTTGTGCCATTAAAAAATACTTTACCATCACCACTAACACGCAAACTTTCTGCTATTGTGCCACCAGTTTTAGTTTCAAAAACCAGTCCACTTACTGTTGAGCTATCTTGTTGACATCTAATTCTTGACAAATCAACTTGAGCATCAGCTATATCACCACTAAATAATATACCTGGTACAGAATTCGTAGCAGTTGTTTTTAATTTTAAAGCATCTGTAACACCACTTCCAGCAACAGTAACTGCTAAACTACTACTTGATACTTCTGCTATTGTTGTGCCATTGTTTTGTATATCAACAGTTCCACTAGTATCCGATACTATCTTTAAACCATCAGTTGTATCTGCATTAATTTTACATGTCATAAGATTACTAACCTCTCTCCACTCGGTATGGTTAATGTTACACCACTATTAATAGTTAATGGTCCTACTGTACTAGCTGATTTGCTAGATGTAATAGTATAGTTGGTAGTCATCACTCTAGCGTTTTCATAAAACACCTGGTCTGTACCACCACCTGTTGCACCAGCCGCAGCCAATGCCCATTTTAATCCTGTAGCTTCACTACTGTCTGCTGTCAGTACGTAGTCATTTGTACCTAAAGCAAGTGCAGATGGATTGCCTGAGCCATCTCCTGCTAGTAAATGCCCTTTGGTTGATAGATCAACAGCCGTTACTGCTGATGTACCATTACCTATTAATACTCCATTTGCTGTTAGTGAAGTAGCACCTGTACCACCATTAGCTACAGGTAACGTGCCAGTAACTTCACTATCTAAAGCTGTACTATTATCTATAGTTACCCATGCACTACCGTTATAATATTTAACTGCATTGTCTGTGCTGTTATAGAATAAATCACCTTCATCTAACGATGCTACAGGATCACTAGAACCAACACGATATCTTTCAGCAAAGCTATTAACACCTGCTATGTTTGTAGCCGTTGTATTAACGTTAGCTATATCAGTAGCAACCGTAGTTACATTAGCTGATACTCCAGCAACGGTTGTAACATTAGCAGATATCCCAGCAACGGTTGTAACGTTTCCTGATATACCTGCAACTGTGGTTACATTAGAATCAATCCCTGCAACGGTAGTTGTGTCGGCTGAGATGCCAGCTACGGTAGTTACGTCTGATGCAATACCAGCTACTGTTGTAGTATCAGCTGATATTCCAGCTACAGTTGTAACGTTTGCAGAAATGCCAGCTACTGTATTTACATTGGCAATGTTAGTACCTACAGTATCAACATTAGATATACTTGTAGCAACGGTATCTATTTCTGATGTTGCTTCGTTTAAGTCATTTGCTGCTGTTTCAATCTCTGAGATTGCTTCATTTAAATCATTAGCAACTGTAACGACATCTGCAATGTTTGTTGCAACCGTATTAACGGAAGCTATGTTAGTGGCTACTGTTCCAATATCAGTAGCATCTCCAGCAACGGTTGTAACGTCAGCACTAATACCTGCGACAGTTGTTACATTACTAGATACTCCAGCCACTGTGGTTACATTAGCCGATATACCTGCTACTGTTTGTATCGCATCGGTTGCATCGGTACCATCCTCTATGTCTGCTAATGTAGCAATATCTGATGTAATCGCTGCTAAAGTAACAACATCAGTTTGATCTGGTCCTGCTTCGGGGTTTCCTGTGGTTGCATTAAACGCTAAATATTTACCTAAACGATCAGCTTTGGCTGGCAAGGTCATATCTGTTGAACCACTAATACCTTCTGTTACGGGTGCTTTTAAGTTTCTACTATTTTCTTCTGATAACTGTTGTGCAAATATCACAAGAGAATCAAAGTCTGTATTTAACGCTGATGCGGTTAATGATCCAGCAGTCACAAAGTCTGTGGTTCTAGCTAAATCTCTAGCACCTACTAAGGTAATGGTGTTACCTGAGTTAGCAGCAACAGCTAAAGTAATACTACCTGTGCCAGTAGTTGGACTTAAGGTTACTGTATAGTCAGATGTTTCTGTTAGTAACGTAGTATCCTTATATACCGCAATATCTGAGGTTTCCAGACATGCAAAACTAAATGCGTATGGTCCAGTACCAGCGCTACCTGTGTAGACTGCTCTCCTGGTTACTGCTGCTATATCATAATCTGCCATAATCTGTCCTCGTTTGTCGTATTATATCTTAATTTGTAATTTTTTGAATATAATCTTTAGTATTTATATTTTCATCCTCGCTAAATAAAATTTTACTTTTAATTTTATTAGGCAATATTTCGGTTTTATAAAAATCTTCATATTTTCTATATATAGCCAATTTAGCTGCTTGACGATATTTGTTGATGCGACCACTAATAAAATAGTTTTTATCACGCATATCAACACCAGGTCTAGGATCTACTATATTTTTGTAATATCTTGAATTAATATCTTTTCTAAGTTGTTGTTCCAAGGTATTACCGTTAATTTTAATTTTTCCAACCAATTCTTGATACTCATCATACATACTTCTTTTATTAGTACCGCCATAGTCAGAACCACGAAATTCTTTTAAATTTACAGAGCCTTCCTTAAATCCTGGTGATTCAATCCCAAACTGTAGTCTTTTTAATTCTGCTAACAACGGATCATCAAGATCTTCTGCATCCACATAATTAAAAGCTGGTAATGGAAAATCAGCCGCATAATTTCTATCTTTACCAAATATAGGATCTCTGTTTAAGTCAATGCTATCTTCAAAAAAACCATAAGCATTTCTTTTTATGTGATCCATAAATCCATTCATCTGTTGATATTTTCTATCATCTCCTAAAATTTCGTTATATAAACGATAATAAGGAATAAGAGATGAAAGTTGCCTTCCAGCATAAGTAGCAATTTTATTTTCACTTTCTAAAGAATCTCCAAGATTTTTTAAACCTGTAAGTGTGGGCATATCTAAAAAAGATTCTGCTGTTGCTAAAGCAATTGCTGCAAACATTTCTGTAGTAGATTGTTTGCTACCATATTTATAGACATCCATCATATTACCTACAACACCAACGTATCTTGCATAAGGATCAAGCCTTCTTATATTAATTCTTTTATCACCTACTAAAATACTGTGTCTTGGTATACCTAAAGTTTCTTCTCTTACTTGAGCTAGACCTCTATCTTTAGATCCTTTGCCTTCAACTAAATTTGATAAACCCCACATCATTGCTGTAGACCACATAAAAATACCTGTGTTCAAAGCAGCATGTGCTTGTCTTGCATCTGCACCACCAGCAGCTAACTTAGCTCCAAATTTTTCACTAGCTAGTTGTAATCCTGGGGTTCTTTCTACAACGTAAGAAATTAGATTTGCAGGAGTTCTTACAAAGGGAACAATAAAATCAAGCAAGTTAGAACCTTGTATAATTTTTCCAGCTTTGTTTTCATATTTAGTACGTTTTAAGTCTTGCAAGCCACGACTACTCCACATAGCAGCATCTAATCCAACGACAGCTTTACCTTGATATTGGTATGGATCATCTTGAAAAACACCTCTGCGTGCTTCTTCAATAGCTTTTCTTGATATATTGTTACCACTATCTATGCCAGTTGATGCTTGAAATAATTGAGCATCAATAGCATCTTGCAATTCTTTTTCTATTTCAATATTAAGTTCTTTTAATTTTTTACCATTTAATTTACTAACATCAATTTTTTTATCTTTGATAACTTTGTCAGTTGCTAATGAACGAGCATAGCTACGAAACGATAATTGTTTAACAAATTCATCAGTACCAATGATTCCTCTACGCCCAATAAATCTTATGCCATTTCCTATAACATTCATTAAACCACCTGTTGGACCATATTTTTCAGTGCCATCTAAATACCAATTTGCAAATGGAGTTTTGCCTTTTTGATAAATTGGTGATTCTTTAGATCCAATAATTACTTCATCTGCTGCGTAATCATCTCTAATCCAACGATTATCAATTCTATTTTTTGAATCATTTATAGCACGAATTGATTCTTGTGTTGCCACTTTTAAATTATGAAACAGATCAGTAAATTCATTAGTTGCTTTCATACGGTCTATTTTACTACCACCTAAAACGCCACCAAGATAGCGCATTGCTGTACGATCAATAACATGGGCTAATGATCCAAAGACGTTAGCTGATATAGTTAATGTTCCACCTAAAATATTATGTATAAATAATTCTTTAGCTCCGTCTACAGTAATTTTAGCAGTGTTACCAACTTTTTTCATTAACGTGTCAGTAGATTTAATAAATTGTTTTTTTTGTGCTAAATTATCAATATCATTTAAAACGTCTAATACAGCAGCTTGAGCATTTAAATCTTCAAACGCATCATCATATGTACCTTGATACATTTGTTTTCTTAAATTTAATGCTCTACCTGAAGAAGTAGCTAATTCTTTGTCTAACATTAATAATTTAGTTTCTCTTTCTTCTAATATTCTTAATGGTGTGTTATTGTTTGGTCGTAGTTTAGCTTCGTAAACATCTCGAACTGCTTTTTTTGATAAAGTATTTACAAATATATCGTGAGCATTACTGTATTTTCCTTTTGCTGCTAAACCTTTTTGTTTTGTAAAAGATTTTAAAATGCTATCTACATCAGTAATATCTTCGACATCTAATAATTTAAAATAATTATCAACATCATCTAAATGTTTTGATAAATCTTTTGGTTTTAGACCTAAAGCTATAATACCATCTTCCCCAAGCATATTTTTTGATTCTTCACTAAAATCATTTTTAAATGAATTAAGAGCATCTTGTCTTGCTTTTTTTAAATCTGAGCCAGACAAACCTTCTGATTTTCTTCGTAAAGTAATTTGTAATTGATCCTCTACTAATTGCTGCATCCTTTTAGTAGAACCAGCAGACAATGCTTTTTCAGTTTTTTCTATTTCTTGTTGAGATAATTTTTTTTGTGAGCCATCTTTTTTTACAATTTTTTTATTTAAAGAATTGCGAATCCCAACAGCACCGCCAGTCAATCCACCAATAGCAGTACCTAACCCAGCTCCGACACCTAGCGTAATACCAAACCTTTTATAATCAAATTCGCTTAAATTTCCTAATTGCATCTCAACATTTTGTCTAGCCACGTCATCAATGCCTGCATAAGCAGCACCATTAACAGCTCCTTGAATTAAGCCTGATGTAGTATAAGCTTTAATTTTTTCTTTAACTGCTGTTTTTGCAGTAACACGAGCAGCAACACTAGCCGCTACACCTGTACCAAAACTAAATACGTTTAGATAACTTGCTGGATCTTTTAATAATGCTTGCCCAATGTCAACATAACCGCCCATGCCATCATCTTTTTCATATTTTTCCCATGCGTTCCACATGTGGGCTAACGCTTGTTTATCATTTTCATTATAATATTGTGTAGCTACAGCTAAGTAACTAAGCTGCGTTAAATTGTAATTATAATCACGCATGTATTGTTTGTATTCATCAACTAATTCTTCGTTGCTACCTTTAAAATCTTTTGATTTAGTTAACTTGTAATGCCTTTTAAAAGATTCATGTAAGCCTGTATCTTGTAAAAAATCTTGCGTAGTCAACTCATTATCATATTGCTCATTAATTAAATTTGAATTTTGGAATTTTTGAACTAAAGATTGTATTTCAGGCACAGTCAATTCTTTGTTAGCTTGATAATCTCCAAAGCCTTCAATATAATATTTATTATTTCCTTTGTTAGTTACATCTGTCATTTGCCTGTACCTGTACCTGTATTAATTGTTATAGTTTCACCTTTTTTTAATATTTGTCTTGTTGTAAAAATTTCATTATGTTGTGTACTTAGTATATCAAAAAAAGATTGCCCTTTATTTATTCTATCATTTCTCTTTTCAACAGTTTCGTCTTGCATAAACATTTTGTAAAAATCATCATTTTTAAATCCTGTGATAAATAAAAATTGTCCATGAAAAGTCATAGCAGCAGCTATTTTTCTTTTGCTGTCGTTATCCAAAGATTCATATGTAATATCTTCTAAAATAAGATTATCATTACCTAATGTTTCTTTTCTGTTTTCTAAAATTTCATTTAGTAAAATATTTACATTAGTTGAAATAAGATTTGCAAATTCATCTTCTTTAATATCTATATTGTTTCTTGACATTGTACTTTTAATTTCATTTAAATTTTTTGTTAATACATGCGTAATATAAAAGTCTTTAGTTTCATCTATTCTTGCAAGTTGTGCTTCGTTACCAATTTCTAATGGATTTAACGATATTCTTGATTTTGTAATGTTACCAAATATTTTATAATCTTCATCGTTGTCTACATTTTGGTAGTTATTTATAAAATTAGTTAATTGTTGTCTGTCTTTTGTGCTTAAATAATTTTCATTTAAAAAATTTTCGCCAACTTGCGCTATATTTTTTTTATTTTGTGTGCTTTGTTTTCTTAAACCTCTTTTTATGTCACTTAAAGATTCTATTGATAAATCAGGCGTTCTATTAATAATGCTATTCTCAATTAAATCAACACCTACTTCAATTTCGTTTGGCTCCATTGTTAAATTTTTATCGTTTAAAAATTTTAAAAAATATGTATTTAATCCAGACCTAGTTCGTAATTCTGGATTGTTTTTTAAATTTTTTAAAACGTCTTGCTCAATAAAAGATATAGTAGTTGTATTTTTTTTTGCACGATTTGTTAAAAATTCTTCTTGATTTTTATTTATACTGATAATTGCTTCTCTTTCAAAATCATCCCAGTATTCATACTCGCTAACTTTTTTTCCTTTGTAAATTGTATTTTCCAACACATCTAATTTTAACATTCCAGCTTCATCATCACTTGCTGAAATTATACTATTAGTTAAAACTGCTAAACCTTTTTCTGGTTCATCTTCATAAAATTCACCAATATCACTTACTAATTTTTGTATAAGAGGTAAGTTCGGATTATTTAAATCAGGAACATCATCAAAATATTTTTTCATTTGATCTGATGTTAATTTTTGTACAGCCACATCTTTTTCTTTTTTTATTTTTTGCAAAAATGCTTCACTTTTTGAACCTGCTGTACTTTCAGACCATTTTTCTAAACTTTTATATTTTTGATTTACAGCTTTAAAACCACCAACACTATATATAATATCAAGATCTTCTTTGATTGTTGTTAGTGATGTATTTAAATCAGATTCTTTTCTTGCATTATACAAAGCATTTCTTGTAGAAAGATTTTCTTTCATTTTTCCTGTTGCATATACTTTCATAGAATCAACAAATGAATTGTAAGTATTTCTGTTTCCTGCAAACATTTTTGCACTATTGTCTATAATTTCTTTTGCGCCTGTGTGCATTTCATCTAAAGACATTTCGCTTTCGCTACCGCCTTTATTAAACACGTCTTGCGTAAAATATTTATGTAACCTCTCTGTGGTTATTTGTTCTGCTTTAAAACGTATTTCTTCGCCAATATATGCTCTTGCTGTTTGTTCTGCAACATTCATCGAATTTGATTTAAAAGGTAAAACTGCTTTTTTATCAGGATCTTCTGCTGTCGGAATCATATTGTTAATTTCTTCGTCAGTAGGCGTGTTTAATAAAGAATATTGAAAACCAGCTTCAACTGCTGTTGACTTAGCTCGATCTTCTAAAAATACTTGCATCTTACCTATGTTCTGAGTCATGGCATCGTATACTTGAGCGCCAGTTGCCTGCACCTAATGGTTTGGCTGTAGACACAGATAGGTTTGGTAGATTTACCGAACTACCTCTTGCGCCTTTATATTGTTTCTCTAGTTTCGCCATTATGTTTCTGTAGTGTCTACGTTATATTTTTCTAAAGTTTAAATAACCTTGTGCCAAATATCCACCTGCTTGTACTAAGCCTAAATTTTCTGTATTAGTAGCAGCGGCTTGTGCTTGTGCAGCTTCATCTATACCTTGACGTTCAATCATTTCACCCATGATTCCAAACGAACTTTCTAATAAATTAAGATTGGCTTGCCCTGTCAAATATTCTTCTATACCTTCTTCTAATATTTGAGAGTTCAACACATTATCTCTTAAAAATCCACTAGCTGCACCCAACGCTATATTATTAGCAATTTGACGTTTAGGTGTCTTTTAAAATTTGTACTTGATTTTTTTCTATGTCTAAGGCTTCTTTTTTCTTAGCTATATCATTTTGTCTGGCTTCAAAATCACTTTTAATTTTAGCAGCTTGCGCTTGCACACGATACTGTTCCGCTTGTGCTTGACTAGAACGCATAGCAGTAAACCCTTGTAAAATTGATGAACCTGCTAGTGCTTGTGCTGCTGTAATCGTTGCCATACTATGCTCCTGTGCTTACCTTATAATCCATACCTAGTAAGTGTAATTTTCAAAGGTGCGGATTGTCCAATTTCTATTTGTCCAGTCAAACTGTATCCTAGTATACCATGCAATGTTTTAGTTCCAGTAAAACTTGGTATGCCTACATCTAAGTTATCAGTACCTAAAGTACGAATAGGGATAGTGTATAGCTGTTAATGGTTAAATTTTGTGTTTCATTTAAAAACGCATTTACTTCTAGCACACGTTTTTTAAATCCTTTTAAACTAGCATAACCTTGTAAACTAGGTTCAATCGGTAATGTTTTAACCGTTACCGTATAATCTAAGCCTACTTCATATGTGCTTGCTGTGGCTGTAGCAAATGTTATGGTGCTTGCTCCTGCTGTTACATCGTCTTGCATAACACCATCACCTATAACTTTAACGGTTTTTGCGTTTAAATGTCCTGATGATACGCTTGATGCTGCACCACCTGTTAAAGAACTATCCAAGGTCACATCTTCATTAAAAAGTTCTATGTAATATTTATCAACGCTATTAATACTTCTTTTAACCGCTACGTATTGATCGGACACTACGGTTGCTATATTTAAAAAATCACCGTCTGTAGTAAATTTACTAGCAGCTACAATTTGCTGATCTCTTAACAATGTGTAAACTGCCATACTACCATCTCCAGAATTAACTAAAGCCAGTCTATCTCCTTCATCAGTTGAGGTTGCTTTACGTATCGACATGTCGGTTGGTGTGTTTAATAAATGGCTAGACAACAAACTAATTTGTGTTGAAGTATAAGCATCTTCACCTGAACTAAATAAAAATTCATTTAACGCTTTGCCTTGTCTTTGAATGTATAATGTACCACCAGCAACGTTTTGTACTCGTACGTTTTCTTTGCTGCCATGACTAGACTGTAATTTAGCAATAAAGTTTGTTGGTGTTAATGGATCACTAAATTCTTGTGGAGCATAAAATTCACCACCTGTTGTAAATATTTGTAAGTAGTTAGCTGATATAATATCAACAATAGCATTTAATTGGTTGGTATCTAATGTAGCTACAAAAGCATCATCAGCATTGCCTTCACCTGGATTAAAATTAAAAAACTCGTTTACCCTAGATGCAAAAATAGTTGATGGTCTTGACTTGCTACCACCAAAATATAATCTGCCTTGATGAAAACATGCACTTCTAGGATATCCTTTACTGCCACTAAAGGTATCTATATATCCTGTTTCTAGTTCCCAGTTTGCGTTGTCTATAGCATCCGTATTAAAAAATGGTATTTCAACGTGTGCTTTGACTACAGTTACAGAATTAAATTCAACAATTCTAGCTCGACCAAAACTACTACCTCCAATTACATTAACGTATTGTCCTACATGAGCTGAACTAAATATACTGTGTTGTGATGTTAAGGTAATGTTACCTGATACTGCACTTGGTGTTAATGTACCAGCGCTAGATGTATCTACAATCGTAAAACTAGGTGCATACTGTGGATTAAAATCAAACGTAACATCTGCTATAGTCCATGCTGTATCAGATGTACGTGTAATTTTTTTAGGTACCATATCTTCTTGTACCGTAATTATTGTGTCTGCACTTTGAGTCCAACACATTTTGGTTAGCATAGCTGACGTAATGGTTGTGGTTAAATAATCATTACCGCTACCTGCAATGTTAGTTTGTACCACGCCATTTTTAATTACATACATACGATTATTAGTAAATGCTAATAAATAAGCATCAGATGTATTAAACTCAAACGGTACTAGGCGTATGCCATCTTCAGGACTACCACCTAACTCTGTTATATATTTAAGTCCAGGTCTGCGTTTAACACCACCTTGTGGTAATACCACTACGTTTAGTGCCGTTGTAAGACCAGTTTCATACGCTTTTAAATCAGTACGAGATAATAATTTAGGATCTAGTTCACCTGAAGTAAAACTATTTTGTATAGCTATAACTCTTGACATTACCTTACCTCAATTAAATCAAAGCTATTGTTGCCTAGTGTTTGCGCTCTTTGTCCTTGTGCGTCTGCTTGACATGCTTGCCTAAACAAACCACCTCTACCATTTTCAGACGGTGTACCAAATGCTAACGACCTAAAAAAATCTGCTTTGGTTATTTGGTCAGTCAATGGTTCTGCTATGTCTGCTGCTAACGCATGACGTAACATATAAATAAAATATTCTGGAAATCTTGATTCATCTATGTCTGCTATGTAATCTATATAAACTGTTTCATAATCAGTTAATAATCTTGGTTGATCCACATAATACAATTCAAACTCAGTTTGTGGTGATGTTCCAGCATCAGATGCAATAAACACTGCTTTAGGTGTACCAATAATGTTTGCTGGTAACGCATACACATACTTCCATTCTGTAACTGGAGTATCTGTAGTACGTGCTAATTGAACTTTAACCTTAGCAAATGACCAAGGATAAATTGATAAAATATACTTTTTTAAGTCATCATATAAGCGATCACAGATTTTTGCTGAGTCTGTGCCTTCGGTAAACGAAGAAATCTCAGAAGCACCAAGCATCAAAAGTGCATCGTTGCATATTGTTAACTTGCTATCTCCTGCTGCCATATAATCTCCTTAAAAAAGTATGCCCTGCCGAAGCAGGACAACTTTATATTACTTAGTCAGAATCAGTAACTGCTCCGATTGTTGTACCATCACTAATGTCTACGACACCAGATGCGTTAGATACGACAACGTGCATAGTAACTGTTCTTGTACCGCCAGTTGCTCCATGAACAATTATCATATCACCAACTGAAAGTTGGTCAGATAGTTCATTAAAGTAACCAGAAGCGTCTACTGCTGTTGCAGCATCAGTTGTTGTATAGACATACAAAGCTGGTAAATCACCTGCTCTGCCCTGTCCAGCTAATGCTCCAAATCCTGCTCTTGCATATGCCATATTATCCTCCTGTTATTCACGACAAGTGACTTCAACTATACCAGCTGTATCAATACCAACAGATCCAGCAGAGAACATAGAGTTCACTAGGAACGATGATTTCTCAGCAATATAGTTAATTTCAGTTTTCTTATCCATGTTAATAGCAAGACCACAAGCATTTTTATGCCAAGCTAAACATGTACGGTCAGATGAACCATCAACAGCTAGTCCGCCTTCTGTTCTATCGCCAACCATAATGAATTTAAAACCTAAGAATGAATCAACAGTTCCTTGAGCTAATGCTTTAGTTGTGTTGACATCAATAGTTTTTACATCACTATCGTCTAAGAACGCAGCCATGTTATTAGCATGACATAAGAAGAAACGATCTTCAGCTGGAACACCTTGTTGGTCCATTAACTTTTTAGCTTCTAATACTTTATCCACGTTTAAGTTAGTTGTAGTACCACCAATAGAGTTAGCAACTGTTAAAGATGTACCCTGCTCCATCTAGTGCATCAATTACTAATTGGTCCATTCTACGACCAACAGCCATTGATACTGCTTTTACAAGCTCTGCTCTTTCGTCAAATAATACTTTGCCGTTTGTAAATATATCGCTATATTCAGCAGCATTGTAATCAGACATTGTAGCTGTTGCTTGTGTGTGTGTTAAGTTCATTGGAGTTACGTCAGATTGTGGAATATGTAAATTCGCTACACCTGATCCTAACTTGTTGAACTTATAAGTATTACCTTGAACGCCACTTCTTTCACGAACTGTACCAGCTAAAGCTCTATCGTTTTGATAGGCTTGCTTTACTTCCGCATCAAAGATGGTGACGAAACTTGTACTAATAGATGTACTCATAATATCACTCCATAAAATTAAATTAAATTTTACGCCAGAAGTTGTCCATTTTGGGCTTCAAACTTGTAGGTACCGCCTACCACGAGTCATTTGACATTCAAGGGCAGATGTACTGTTATCCTTATCGTGTATTCTATAATGTAATTACAATACTTTGCAACTAAATTATATAATCCTCATTAGGGTTGTCTGGTACTCTTTGTTTAAACCATTTCTGAACTTTATTACGATAGCTTACATCGTTCTTGTATTCTTGAGTTCCTACCATTTCATAAAGTTCTTCTAATGTTGGCACACCTTCGGTAGTTGGTTGTGCTACAGGTATATTACCTTCACCGTAATAACGTCTAAGTTTCTGTAAAGCTCTTACACCATCTGCTGTTCCTGCTGACATTTTTAACGAATCAAGTTCTGTTTCATTTAAAACACCTTTTTTGTGTAGACTATCTACCCATTCAACTGTAGAACGTATAACTGTGTCTGCATCTGGTCCTAATTTAGCTTTTTCTGCACGTACGTCTGTGTCATATTGTTCTAAATTAGCCATTTCAGTATCAATATAATCTTTAGCTAATGCTTCAAACGCAGCTTGTGATACACCATGTTCTTTAGCCCAGCCTTGAAATTTACCTAACAAAGCATCATCTTGAGGAATACCTTTTTGCTCTGCAAAAGATATATCATATCCTTCTTCTGGCGCTTTGTGTTTACCTTGAGAAAAGTTTTTTTCTAACTCACGATATGAATTAACCAATCCTTCAATGTCTGGACCATCTGTTTCATTCCAAAATTTTTCAGGAAAATACTCAGGTCTTTCGTATTCGACATCTTCTTCTTCGGTAGCTACAGTTTGTTCCATTGGATCAGGTCCATCAGGAACTAACACATCTTCAATTACTTCTGGATTTGCTTCTTGCTCTGCTGCTTGTTCTTCTTTAAGTTCGTTTAGACCATCATCTAATAATGATTCTGCTTGTTGATTTTCTGCCATTTCACCCTCTTGCTCTTTGCACTCGTTTTTCAATTTCCCTTACAATTGAGTTTTGCCCTTCACGACAATAACCATATGATGCTGATTCCCCTGGTATAAAACTAGGTTGTTCAATTGTAATGGCTCTTAGGTGTTTTAACACCTTTTGTCCATCCTCAGTATTAAAAACTCTAAAATAAAGTCTATTTAATTCCTGTGGATCTACAAAATCTTTGCTATCTATTTCTTGTTCGTCTGTTAATGCTAATTCATCCCAGCTCATTTAATTACTCCATTGGTAATTCTTGTTGATCTTCTTGTGGTGCTTGTTCTCCTTGTTCAGCCATGGCTTGCTGTTGTGCAGCCTGTTGTGCCATCATTGCTGCTTCTTGTATTAATGCAGCTCGTTCTTCTGGATTATTTATCAACTCTGCTGGTATGCCTAATTTTTCTGCAATGTAATCAGCAACTTCACCTGCTTTAATTGCAGTAGCACCTTCTGGTCCTAATTGAGCAACTATTTGTTGAAATTGTAATACATTGCTAACATCATTTTGATTTTGTGACATAGCAATTGGGCTAACTGGTTTTACTTTTATTTCTAAACCATTTACTTTTAAAGGTAATTCGATCATTCCTTGCTCATCCATAATAGCTAATGTTCTGCGAATGATTGGATTCATGGTTTCTGATATCAATCGACCAAAGGCACTACCTAAGTTCTGCGCTAATTCTTGTATACGTTGTTGTATTTCAGTTGCACTACGTGCTGACATATCATCTCTTGGTATTGATTCGTCAAGTAATATTTTCTTAATTGACATTTGTAATTGGTCAATCACAATTTGTGATAATTGTGGATCACCACTACGAGCTAATGGTTTTAGTGACTCGCCTTGCGGTCCACCGTTTCTAGCTACTGGTATAATAGCACCAGGTTTTAAAGTAACAGTATTAGGGTTTAACACCCCATCGTCTGCTGCGGTATACACACCTGCAATACCCAGTGATGCGTTTTTAAGTAACAATTCTTTTACTTTATTTAAAGTTTTTATATCAGGTATAGCAACGGTTAATGGTCCACGACCATGTACTTCTCCTGCTGCCTTCATGTATCTTGATATAACCCATGGGGATGATTTTAATTCACGATGTAATAATTCATATTTTTCTTTAGAAAAACATAATTGATAATGATATACACCAGTTTCTAAATCTTTAATAGTAGATTCTAAAAGTTCTACTTCTCCAATAGGATTATCACGCACCATATCGTTTAATGTTGAATTTAATTTTGCATCTGGATACATAACCTGTATTTGTTCAGCTTTGCATTTTATGTTTCGATAAACATTTTCAACCTTTCCATACGCACCTTCTTCAAAACAAACTAAATACATTGGTATTGATGTAAAGCGAATTGGGTGTAATTCATCACCAGGTTGTACCAACATAACACCAGTACCAACCGCTAAGTCTAATAAAAACTCACCCATCGCTAAATCAAAATTACTACTACGAATAACAGAAAACATTTTATCGCTGTAAATATCTAAGATTCTTTGTACTTCTACTTTTTGTTCATTAGGTATATCGTTGCCAGGTTCTAATCGACACCAGTTGGTTTGTGGTGGAAATAAACCTGATTGTATTCTGTTAGCAAATCTTTGTGTTGAATCAATCGCTGTACTGTCAAATACGTCTGCCATTTTGTTTTGCCCAACAACACCGCCCTCATAATAACCTTCATATAAATTACGATTGGGTAAAGCAAAACGATAACAATCCTCATACACTGATTCCCATGTATCTTTTTTAGCTTTTGCTGATTTATATCTTTTGGTAATCTGCCCTATGGTTGGCTTCATTTTTTCTTTTTCCTGTAAACATCCTTTGGTGATCCCATAGAAAATTTACCATTGCTTGCTTTTGCATACTCTTTAGCCATCTTAACACCGCTTGCTGTGTATTTAAAATGTCTGGTTTTTCCTGTTTTTGGATTGGTAACTTTTGGCATATTAAACTCCTGATTGCGCTTTACCGCCCTGTTTTTGCATTGATGCAAATTGGAAAGCAGCATCTCTACGTCTACGTAATCGTTCACGTCTGGACAATGCTGATTCTGATTTACCCAATGTTTCTGGTTCTGTTACTGGCTCTGGCTCTTTTAACACAGCACCAGTGTAAGCCTTACCTGTTTTTGCTTTGTAGATATCGGCTGCTTCTTTGGTAACTGGTTTTAAATCTTGTTGTGCTTGTTGCAATGATTGACCTGGTGTTATTTCTAATCTTCTTTCATAGGTTATACGACCGTCAGGCATCTGAACTGATTTAAAATATTTTTCAAAAGGATCTCTGTTTCTCATCCCCATCATTTGCCCAAAGCTTATCATAATCTTACCCTAAAGTTGTTTTCTTCACACCAGTTTCAGCATCTTTTCGCAACGGTGAAAGTAAAGTACGTCTACCACCGTAACGCTGACTACGTTTGCGTTTTTGCAATCCTTGCATTTCGTCAAGACGTTCTTGTTCAGTACGAGCTTTTTCTGCCGCTAATTCGTCTTTTTGTCTTTGTTGTTCATCCATAACATCTTGTGAAATTGGTTCTGGTGCTGGCATTTTTGGTTTTGATAATATTGCGCCCATAATTATTTCCTCTTTTTCTTAAAGCCAGCTTTCATATTAGCATAGGCTTTATCTGAAATAGTTGATTTAGATTTAGGGCGGCTAGTGCCTGCTTTCTTGCGTGCGTTAATGTTTGCGTACAAACCTTTCTTGCCTGGCATAGATCCTCCTAATAATATTTAGCATACATTACATAATCTGACTTATCATGTCCAAACTGTTTCATCAGACCTTCGTAATTGAATTGTAATACAGATGCCCAGTTCTTTGCAACTTGATTATCATTATGAACAATTACTTGTAAACGATGTAATGCCATGTATTTTGCACCATAATTTAATACAAACTTAGCAGATCTGGTTGTTGCTATAGGGTGTTTGTTAAATATTTTACTGCCTAAACACCACGCTTCTGCAACAGATGGAAACACAGTAGCAAATCCAAAACACGATGCTATTTGATTATCGTACAAAACTGTAATTGCTGGACCCATCATTTGCAATGCTTCAATGTTAGCTACTGTTTCATCATAAGTAGCATGATACATGGTGTCAGCTATTCTGCGATCTAAGTAATACGCATCATCATTTTGGTATTCACGATAAAGTATTCTTTCATTCTTATTTAAACTATTGTAAAATTCTACTAATCCTATAGGGTTTTGCGAGGTTTTTGACACCCCTCTTTTACCTCGCATCTCTTTAGTTTCAGAATACATTAAAATCCATCCTCGCTGTCGTCTGTTGTGTTGCGCTACCTTGTGCATTTTTACGAGTGAGGATTCGATGCTCTCCTCCTCCAAGCATCAAATACCCAAACGCATCTCCGATGTGGGAGAAATTGTTTTTAAACGGTACATCCTTAAATCGTTCATACCCTGCGCCAACCGCTTCTCGTTTAAAATAATACCCACCAGCCAGTGCTTTTCTTAACATTGAACACTTTTTATCCACAATCAACCCAGCTTTACCGTTAATCAAGCGGTTCATTGGCATCGCACCTGCTTCTCGACGCACCTTAAAATCGTTACTGACCGTTGGTCTGGCGTTCATCCCTTGTGTTTTTAAGTGGTCAAACGCTGTGACCTCAAAGATTTCATCACGTTTGCTACCTGCTGGATCACCCCAGATCTTAATATCTTTTGCATTTGGAAATAATTTATTGATTTCAACCTTCAATTGTGTGGTAAATCGTTCGAGTCCCATGTCAAAGGTCACCAACTCATGCAAGATATGCCAACGACCGTTATCCAAACGCTGACCAAACACTGCTGCGGGTGTTAATCCAAAGTCTAAGCCGATTTGGATAGGATACTCAGGTAGATATTCAATTTCTTCACTCATCAACGAATCTGTATATTCCTGCCAAACGGCTCGACCTTCTTGCACAAAGACGTATTCACCACCTGCATAACAGCGAATCCAGTCTAAGTTCTTACCACCTAACATTTGTTCGTAGTAGCCTTCCGTTAGGTTGTCAATGTTTTCTGCTTTATCATTGATTGCCCAATATTTGCTACCTGCGTAAATAGCATCTTCATAATTGGCATCAACTTCTTTGACACCTCCTGGTTGCTTGTAAAACTTCCAAGCATATTTACCTTTCATCTTTTCTTTTTCAGCTAACCTGTGCCACCAATGATCGTCATCAGGTGGGTTGGTATCCATGATAATAAATCGATGGTTACAACCACCATGTGCTTTGGTTGGATATCGACCTACCCTATGTGTCAAACCATCAATCACCGCTTTCGGTAGTTCTCTGGCTTCGTTTACCCAAGCACCAGTCAGTTCCAAAGATAATAACTTACGCACATCTTTGGGTGTATCCAGTGCTAGGAAAATGACTTCCATGTCAAGACCTGCCAGCTTCCCTTTTGGCGGTAACTGTATGTGGTGTGTCAATGGTGGTGACCAACGCATCTGTCCCCAGGTTGCTTCATCAAATATTTCTAGCCACGTCTTGATCGTAGTGGTTCTAAGTTCAGGATAAGAGTTACGTACAATTACAAAGCGACTGTGGCGAGTATTATCCAGTGGTGAAACTGGTTGCTGTAATGCACGTAACATTATCTCAGATGCACAAGCGTAAGATTTGCCAGAACCTACAGGTCCCATCAGCCCACGTACAAATGACGGATCATTTAAAAACTTCCATACGGTAGGACTTTTGCTGAAATCTAAATTTAGTGCAGTAACATCAGACTGCTGATGCTTATTGGTTTTGCGCTTGGATATATCTTTACTGCCTGATACTCTCGCCATATTGTATTAACCTTATAAATTATATTCCTTAATGGTATCAATCCATGTATTCGGAATGTTTATAAGTGCATTATATTCGTTTTCTGATTTAGTACAAGCTAATAATATTCTCTCCTCATTGCGATCTACCAGGTGACCTATTGATACACACTTGTCTAGTTTGCAATTAGTTTTAGCTTCCTCTCCTGTAATCCAACCATTTTCTGCTACAGCATCGTACCAAATTACCAATGTTACTTTAGTCTTTTTGCTCGGTTTCTTCATCATCATCTTGTTTTTCTCTCACGTCATACACTGTTTCTGGACCTTTTATGTTGATACCTAGTACCGATGGTCGGTTCTGTGATGTATCGACATTCAACATACCATAATGTTTAGCTAATAAACGAAGCGCTGCTATCTTATCATACATCTCAACCTCTAACTGGTTGCCGTATTGGGTTGGTGTTACCTTCATTTTCTTGATACTACGCTTTGCTTTCTCTGTTAGTTGGTCTGAAGCAAGCATTGTAGTGTGTCCGTTGCTATCCCAGCTAAGAATATCAGTTAATTCTGATGCACCAATGGCTGCTAACTCTTGCTCAATGGCTTCCCTTTTTGCTTCATTGGGAGATTTAAGTATTGCCTTAGCTTCTTTTAGTGATAATGATTTACCCATAAGCTGAGTATATAACTGTTTTCACCAAAAATCACAAAAATTTTGTGTCAAAGGGATATACGTAAGGGGTGACGGCGCCCCCCCGAAGGTCGATTGCAGAAAAATGATAGTATATCCTGGATTAGTTAACATAATATTGATTATGCGAATAAATAATAATATATAAGTCATTGATTTTATTACATATATGATAGTATAAGCGATTGCTAATATAGATATGCCTATTATTTCTATAGATATGCCTATTATTCTTAGGTTTGTTTGCGCATTGGTGTTGTTTGTAATCATATATATAGGG